GAGCAAGATCTAAAGGCCCTCGTGTGTATTGTCCCGTAGTAGGACACGTATGCGATAAGTATTAACGCGACAGGATTGACTTAATTGTCGGATGAATGTTGAAATGGTACGATCATAGCTGACGGATGTGCTGACCTAAATAACACAATAGAGGCCAGGCCCCCCCCTTATGAATCCATGACTTCCCATGGGCATAAGGGTAACTACGAAGACTAAGGAGACTGTAGCGGAAGATTAAGAGTACAATAGAATGCAGCGAGGCGGACGGAAATGAGTACAAATAGAATGCAGCGAGGAGGACGGAAAAGTGGAAAAACCACATAAGAAGCGGGGGACACAGCAACCTTCGAACCGTGCTTTAAATATCACATCAATGGAAAGTAAGACAAACAAGAGTACGGGGGGGACATCACCTTGTAGTTGGGTGACTACCGGCAAGCTAGACTATACGGAAGGAACAGGTTTTGAAACAGCGAGTGCAGGTATTGGGTTGGTCGGAAAAGAGAGTAGTGAAAGCCTTATTAAAGGCAACCTTGGAGCCAATTTGGACGGAATTGGTGTTGCGGAAGCGAGCGAGGTGAAATGGGGGGACAAAGAATTGGTTGAAAAATTCTTAAGATCCCTCGAATGTAGTTTAGTGATATTGCCCACACTAACCAGACCATTAAGTGCTGAGTATGGTCTGGACTGGACTCGTGGTATCGAGTCTAGTCTACAAATAATTAGAGCACTGTTGCGTGCTTTGATGGGCGGGGTATATGAGAAAACGGGAGTAAGGTGTGTACTACCAAAGGTTGGGATCAATAGTAGATTGTTTAATACTTACAATGAGAATAGAACTGATAAACACAAGGACGCGTTTTTATGCGTCATGGTCAGCTATTGTCACAAAGTGATAAACCATTTTGCCCAACCTTTTGGAGAAAGCCTTATAGATGAAAGAGTAATGAATCTGTTGTCCTTTGCAGTGAAGGACCTTGAGAAATTAATTATGGACGAATGTCGTACTAGTTATAGAAAGAGTGTGCAATTTGCACAATACAGATTCATCTTCCCTATCTCAAAATTGAGACAAATTGAAGATTTCCGAAGGAAAAGCAACAGCACAAGGAGATTCCGTGTTGCCAAGGATATTGCGTCTATGGCCACAGATCTTCTCGTCTACTTCGGTGTCCTATCTAATAGGGGTTTTGGCAAACTCCGAAATGAAGATGAGGACGTAATAAAACTTCTATCAGACACATTTGAAGTCGTTGGCATGTATGATGGATTCACAGGCAATGACCACACAGTGAAGATGAACTACAGGTTTCTAAAGCATGATTACCCACGGAGCGACTTTAGAGACAGATTGAGGCCATTCAAATGGAGCAGAGAAACATTTGAGAACCTTCGTGTGAGAGTTGTTAAGATATTCCGAAATATCAATAACTGTGTTGACTGCGCAAAAATGAGGAACAATTGCCTTGTGTTCCATACTGTGGAGAGAATGCTAGACAATTTACTCCCTGATGAGATTAAGTACAGGGTAATGCGTAGAGACAAACGATGTGTTCTTGTTGCAACACGGTATGTGCAATACCCAACACTGTACCATGGTCGAGGGCACCAAATCATCGTTAACTACTTGGCATTCAAAACGATATACATCCAACTTAGGAACGAAAGTGGTCAAATAAGGACGATTAAGGCAATGACGTCCTTTTGCTCGAGCGTATATGACGTGTTGGTGGCTATCGTTGGTAAACATGCAAATGAATTGATTATCACATATGGGAACACCACCATTGATCACAATCACAGGATGGTCGACTGGCCGAACGGGTCGACATTCTATGTCCGTTGGTTTAATTCAACATTGGGATTCCCAGGAGAAGGCCCCATGATCAATTATGGCGACGGTTACTACACTGCTGCCTTAGCAGATGCCGGCACATTAACGATTAAAGAACCCATTGACGAAGATATGGGCGAACTAGTGACAGTCCACACAACTGCTTCACCACTGCCTATAGAACCAGATTGGATGCTCGATTGGGTCGATAGTGACAGTGATCCCGACGATGTAGAACCTGACCCAGTATGTGATTTGGGTAATGCCGATGTGTGTCAAGAACTGTACGATGAGCATAGCGAATATGAACAAGCTCCCATTTTGGTTGAGCCCGTTGTAATTTGCGAAAGCATCCCGTATATGTCCTACTTGACCAATGGTTTTAGTTCGGTCTTCAACGAAGCAAATTTGGAATCTGTCACGAACGTCGTTGCCGATTATGTTGATGAAGTCAAGAGTGGTTTTGAGCACACCAAACAGACCCTTATCAACACACCGGTATCTTTTTGGGAGGAAGTACTATTTACCAGTGCAGTTGGAATGTCGGTGTCTTATTTGACTAATTCTCCCTTGCTTGGCTGTGCTAGTTCACTTGGCGCTACTGTTGCCATAAACACTTATAAAGAAAGTGTGAACTTTGATCACCTCAATACCACTCACACTGCTGGTATTTGTCGCACTATGACTAATGTAGTCCTAGCACTTGGAAAAGTGGTCTGTACCGAAGACCCCACGATTGGTCTGTCCGACTGTTTCGTTAATGACACGGTCATAGTCAGTAGTAATGATTGTGAAAGATATGGTAACAGAGCTGCCGCTATGCTCTCAACCTTACGGAACGTTAAATTTGTTTTTCTTCCTGATCCTCGTGATTATTGCGGCCCCTTTGATCACGATGAGATGGATTGTATTGCCCATGACTCGCCCACACTCATCTCTTTTTACGACCCTTTAATGACCGGCACAAACCTGTCCAGGGCCGAATTTTGCAGAGGGTCTGTCAGCCACTTGCCCAGTCCATTCATTCACAGCACTATTAGACACGGTAATGGTGCTGTTATTGAATACACCGAACAAACTGGATGTTCAAATTGCAGTGTTTCCGTTCCAAAATTCAGCAGACCTATTGAGTTTCATAAGGACAGTCATTCACTCAACTACATTCGGCATAGATTCCTTGGGTGGGAGGTAGGCACCACCCTCGTCAGGGTAGAGGACCTACGAGTTGGTGACTTTAAATATGTGCTCGTAATCCCATTGGCGAGGTGGTATTTACTAGGAGGCTACGTTAGATGGCTCATACCACACGGTGAACCAACTTTCTTTGACCCATCCACTTGTGGCGTCGACAATGAACTAATAATAATACGGAGGGTTTGCAATGGCAATGCAACCACCTCATTGGGCAGATACAACTCAGGAACATCATGCGTGCTGCCCACACATGTATTCGACAAAGTTTGTGAACTTACCCGCACTCACGTATCTATCAACACAGTGCGTGGTGCTATAAATGCATATTGCAAAGACAAGGGTATAGATGAGCCAGATCAATCCATGGATTCGGGCATGATGTCCTCAATACTAAGGTCTATGAAAAGTTCAATTTTGAGTCCCATAAAATTCACGGGTTGCATTACCAACAATGTAACACATTCTTTTATTAGAGATCTTGCCTTAAGTGAACCATATGCGTACAACAATCTGCACGGGCATTGTTGTTCCGATTTCTTCAACCTGGACATGCTTTATGGAGGTGCTGCGTTCAGTTTACCGAACTCAAAAGACAAACTGGTTGTCTGTTCGGGGGTTGCTGGACGCGTCACCTGCACCACCACAACCCGAATGAAACCCTTTTTGCCCGGTGGTCTTGGAGTCATGGACGGGCTAGACATTACGGCGCACTATTGTCTATTGGGTAAGGAATTCATGGAGTTATTCATGAGTAAGCAGAGACCAGAAGACAAAGAAATATTCATTGCAGAACCCGAAGACTTGTTGAGACAGCTCAAGCCCGAGCAGGTTGGTAAACATCACCAAGTATCAATAGATCCCGACGCTTTTTGTGGGCAATCCCAGGCACACATAAAGGACGAGGTCGGTAATGGTAAACATGCTAGAATTATAACTGAAGTTAGGAGCTTTTATCTTCAGGTTGTCTGTTCCGCGCTGTCAAAGCTGTTCAAAGAAAATTGCCCTGCGTATTGTT